GCGCTGTTAGTCCGCTCCAGACTCTCCGCCCCGTCCGTGGGCACATCTGCGATAAAGTAGCACACGGCCCGCCATGCGTGGGCGGGCTTGTTGTCGTAGTCTGCCCGCGGGTCAAACCAATCACCCACTGATGCGTGATTGGACAGAAGGAACTCTTTCATCGCTATAAGCTCTTTACGGGTCATGATCATTTCTCCGAGCAAAAGTACAACAAGCCAGCCATGCAATAGCCGGAACCAATCAGCAGGAATTGACGCAAGGGCACGCCCTCAGAATCCCAGCCAAACACGATAGTGATCACGGCCATAGCCGCGAAGAAGGCAATAAAGACTTTTTCCAACATGATGAACATCCTATAACAAAGAAGGGGAAAGGCCGGAATAATCGACAGGGTTGTCGACCATTCCAGCCCAAGGGTTTAGCTCAGCATTTGCAGAGCAGAAATCAGCAACGCGTCCGCGTCATCCGTGCCCGCTTTGGTCAATTCCTTGACCCGAGCGATCAACTTGTCGCTGATGGCTTTTCGCTGAGCCTTTGCGGCTTCCAATTCCGTAGCATTGCGCCGCTCAATTTCTTTGTTGAGCTTCAACGCTTCGCGCAACGACTTGGCGTCACCCTTTGTTAGCAAGCCAGCTTTGAGGTCGTCCAACTCACCATCGCCGAATTCGGCGAGCTTGGCGATCTCAGCCGCCTTTGCTTCAGCTTTGCGAACCGCGTCCTTGGATTCGGATTTGGGTTTGGCGAACTCGAACGCTGAATTAATCCGGTTGATTTGGCGCTCCCAGATTTTCTGCGCCGCGTCATCCGACTTACCCTTGTCAATCGCGCCCGCTTTGTGGAAGTCGCGCACGAGCATGAACTCAGAATAAGGGATACTGACGCGCTTGCCCGGTTCTTCCCCAGGCACTGTAACAATGTCGAACAGATTAGCGTCCAACACATCCAGCGCCGCCTTGCCATCCGACATGAGCTTTTCAGCCGCCAGGGTTTCTTCACCAATGGCGAAGATGGTTTGTTGCATTTCCGCGGCAGGAACGCCACCGATGGTTTGCACCGCAATCGCGGACGCGATCGCTGTAGAGGTTTGCTGAGCCATGATTTAATCTCCAAGTTAAGAGGCTTGCCAATATCGGCACAGGAACAATCGACAGCGTGTCGACAATTCCCGATGTCCAGCCAATCTCGCTGTCCATGGTTAAACTATAACTGAACCACCAAATAAGGGTTGAATCTCCACAGCGTATTCCAAAGCATTGGATGGAAAAATCTGGCGCGATCTTCTCCGACTACACCACCAAAATCAAAACGATCTCGCGCCGGACACGCTACTGCAAAAGAAAAACCGACTTCGCGCCGGACCCACAGTGGTGGCACCCCCCAAATTGGAGAACACGGTGCGTCACGCCTACGTACACAGTGTTCTGCTCAGTAGATGTTCAAAAATTAAAAACACCCCCCGTCACTTTTTATTTTGCCGACCCCCCACCCCCTATATATTTTTTGGGGAAACCACCCCCCCTTGTTTTTCTGGTTCCATGCTGCTACACTCCGCCCATCTTTTTGGAGTGCCTTTTTCCTCCATGACTCTTTACATCGACCCTGACAAAACGGTTCCGTACCCTGAGAGTACCGAACCCGAGGAAGCCCCGACTCTGCGCGAGAACATGCAGATCGCTGCCAACACCGCCGCTGTGTTGAAAGGGCTCGGTGCACATTACGACGAATCCCCCACGGACCAAGCGGACGCGGATGCCGTGTTTCAAGATTTTGCGAAACGGGCAGAGCGGGAGTATCGGGACGCGATGGAAGTAGAGGGAGCAAACGGGGTAGATGGATCAGATAGAGTAGCGGGGTTAGCAGGAGTGGCGGGCAGAGCAGGCGTAGAAGCAGTGCCCAAAAGAGGCGTCGGTCGCCCAAGAACCAGACCCCTCAAAGAAGATAAGCCTCCTAAGAATTCTCCCCTTTTGGAAAGAGCGTCGGTCGCCGAGCGAATCGGCACGATGCTGCAAGAGTACAACAGTCAGTTCGTTGCAGACGCAGCGGAGCTTAGATTAGTAGTGACTAACAAGCTGCTGGACCTCGCCGGTTGCGGAGACCCCCGTATTGAGATCAAGGCCGCTGAGATGTTGGGCAAGATTTCGGACGTTGGGTTGTTCTCCGAGAAGACCGAGATTACAGTCACGTACAACAACGTGTCTGATCTGGACGAAGCAATCAAGGACAAGATCAGGAAGATGATGCGGCTGCATGCCGTGGATGTGCCAACTCTTGAGATTGACGTTGACAAAGTGCTGGGTCTTGATCGCGAGACAACTCTGATCGAAGACATAGAAGTGGCCAGGGGAATCACCTCGCCCGCAGAACCACCTCAGGAGAGTGCCGGTGCGTGAGCAACAGACCGACATCCTTGACCCTGAGTTCAAAATGCTGCTGGCGCAGCTAGATAAACTGCCCGACTCTAAAAAGATGGTGATCCTCCAAGACTTGGAGCGCCGCGAGAAGATGCTGGAGAAGGAACGTGCCCGAAATACGTTCATGGGGTTTGTTGAAAGGGTGTGGCCAGAGTTTATCAGCGGGCGTCACCACAAGATTATGGCCCAGGCGTTTGAGCGGGTCGCACGGGGTGAGTGCAAACGGCTCATCATCAACATGCCGCCCCGCCATACGAAGTCAGAATTTGCAAGTTACCTCCTGCCAGCATGGTTTCTAGGTAAATACCCTAATAAAAAGATCATCCAAAGCTCAAATACGGGCGAATTAGCCGTGGGATTCGGTAGGAAGGTGCGAAATCTGGTTGATACAGAGGTCTACCGCGAGATTTTTCCGGAATTAACGCTCCAACAAGACTCCAAAGCCGCTGGACGATGGAATACCAGCAAAGGGGGCGACTATTTTGCCATTGGAGTCGGTGGAACTGTAACCGGAAAGGGTGCAAATGTGCTGATTATTGACGATCCGCACTCAGAACAGGAAGCTGCGCTGGCAGCAAGTAACCCAGAAGTGTTCGATAAGGTGTATGAGTGGTATACCTCCGGCCCAAGGCAGCGTTTGCAGCCGGGCGGGGCAATTGTGATCGTTATGACGCGGTGGGCGCAGCGGGATTTGACCGGTCAGGTGCTGAAAGCGGCCCATAACAGGGGTGGTGAGCAGTGGGAAGTGATTGAGTTCCCTGCCATCATGCCCTCGGGCAACCCGCTATGGCCAGAGTTCTGGTCGCTGGGGGAGTTGGAGGCGCTCAGGACGGAACTGCCTAATAGTAAGTGGCAGGCGCAGTACCAGCAGAACCCGATTGGCAACGAGTCTGCAATTGTGAAACGGGACTGGTGGAAATGGTGGGAACAAGAGCGTCCGCCAGAGTGTGAGTACATACTTCAGTCGTGGGATACCGCGTTTGAAAAGACTCAACGTGCCGACTATTCAGCGGGCACGACGTGGGGGATTTTCTACAACGACGAGGATCACAGTTTGCCCAACATCATCTTGCTCAATACGTACAAGAGGCGTGTTGAGTGGGTGCAGCTTAAAAAAGATGTGTTCAATGAGTACGAAGAGTGGGAGCCTGATAGTGTGATCGTCGAGAAGAAGGCGACAGGGGCACCACTGATCTATGAACTACGGGCGATGGGGATTCCGGTGCAGGAGTACACGCCTAGTAGGGGCCAGGACAAAATTGCCCGTTTGAACTCTGTCTCGGACATAATTGCGTCAGGTAAGGTGTGGGTGCCACGGACTGCTTGGGCCGAGGAATTGGTCGATGAGGTAGCAGCGTTCCCGTCGGGCGAGCATGACGACTTAGTTGATGCTACCACTCTTGCGCTGATGCGCTTCCGCCAGGGGGGATTCTTAAGATTGCCTACTGATGAACCGGAAGAACAGAAATACTTCCGCCGCCGTAATGCGGTGTTTTACTAAGGGTACAAAATGGCAACGAACATGATGGACAAGGGTATGTATGCAGCCCCTATAGGTTTAGGGGTGGAGAGCATGGAGCCCGATCTGGAAATTGAGATTGAGAATCCCGATGCAGTTACGCTGAGTGATGGCAGTATGGAGATAACTATTGAGCCGGGGAATGATAGGGAAAAAGGTGAGTTTGGTGCAAACCTTGCGGAAGAAATGGATGATGGTGAGTTAGCAACTTTAGCTAGTGACTTACTGGAGCTAGTGGATGCAGACATTGCCAGTCGCAAGGATTGGACTGAGACGTATGTGAAAGGTCTTGAAGTACTGGGGACTAAGTATGAAGAGAGAACAGAACCTTGGAACGGTGCTTGTGGAGTTTATTCAACGGTTCTTACCGAGGCCGCGATTAGGTTCCAGAGTGAGACTATCACTGAGACGTTTCCGGCACAGGGTCCTGTCAAGACAGAAATCATCGGTGCTATAGATAAACTGAAAGAGCAGGCAGCGCAGCGGGTTCAGGACGACATGAACTTTAAGTTGACTGAGGAGATGCCTGAGTACCGGCCAGAGCATGAGCGCATGTTGTTCAACTTAGGGCTTGCGGGCTCGGCGTTCAAGAAAGTGTATTTTGATCCCGGCTTGGGACGACAGACTTCGATCTTTGTGCCCGCAGAAGATGTGATCATCCCTTACGGGTCGAGTGGTGCGCGGATGGCTGAACGTGTGACGCACGTCATGCGTAAGACCAAGAATGACATCAAGAAGCTGCAAGTGGCTGGGTTCTACCGAGACATTGATCTGGGTGAGCCGGTGATGAACCACACGGACGTTGAGAAGAAAAAAGCTGAGGAGCAAGGTTACTCAGTTACTGATGACGACCGGTATCAGGTGTATGAGATTCAGGTGGACTGGAACCTCAAAGGGTATGAGGATGAAGATGAGGTAGCGGTCCCTTACATCGTGACGATTGACAAAGGTACGCAAGATGTTTTGGCGATCTACCGCAACTGGGAGCAAGATGATGAGAACTACCAAAAGCGTCAGCATCTGGTGCAGTATGACTATATCCCTGGGTTCGGGGCGTATGGCATGGGTCTTATCCACATTATCGGTGGTTACGCCCGTGCTGGCACAAGTCTTATCCGGCAGTTGGTAGATGCAGGCACTTTAAGCAATTTGCCTGGGGGTCTTAAATCTAGGGGTTTAAGGGTTAAGGGAGACGACACTCCAATCGCCCCAGGAGAGTTCAGAGATGTGGATGTCCCCTCTGGGAGCATCAAAGACAACATCATGACTCTGCCTTACAAGGAGCCAAGCCAAGTATTGATGGCGCTGCTCAATCAGATCACTGATGAGGGTAGACGGCTGGGTTCTATTGCTGACATGAAGGTCAGTGACATGAGTGCTCAAGCTCCTGTTGGCACGACGCTGGCGTTGCTCGAACGTCAGTTGAAGATCATGGGTGCGGTACAAGCGCGTGTACACAACTCGATGAAGCAGGAGTTCAAGATACTCAAGGCCATCATCAGGGACAACACCCCGAGCCAGTATGACTATGAGCCTGAGACGGGAGACGCGTCTGCTAAGCAAGAAGACTATGACATGGTGGAGGTCATTCCAGTCAGTGACCCCAACAGCAGCACGATGGCTCAGCGGATCATGCAGTATCAAGCTGTGATTCAGTTGGCTCAGCAAGCTCCTCAGATATACAACCTGCCCAACCTGCACAGACAGATGATTGAGGTACTGGGGGTTAAGAACGCAGAGAAGTTGGTTCCGATTGAGGACGATCAAACGCCGCGTGACCCGATCAGCGAGAACATGGCGTTCCTTAATGGGGAGCCGACCAAGGCGTTTATCTACCAAGATCATGACGCGCACATCGCAGCGCACTCGACGTTCATGCAGGACCCAATGATTGCTCAACAGATGGGGCAGAACCCGATGGCGCAGCAGATGATGGCGGCAATTCAGGCGCACATTGCTGAGCACTTGGCGTATGCGTACCGTAAGAAGATTGAGGATCAGTTGGGCGTGCCGCTGCCCAAGCCTAACGAACAGTTGCCGGAGGAAGTGGAGGTTCAGTTGTCACAGCTTGTGGCGCAGGCGTCCACGCAGTTGCTCCAGCAGAACATGGCCATGGCGCAGCAGCAGAAGAACCAGCAGATGGCGCAGGACCCGATCATCCAGATGCAGCAGGCTGAGTTGCAGATCAAACAGCAAGAAGCTCAGACTCGTGCCGCCAAGGTGCAGGGTGAGTTGCAGCTTAAAGCGCAAGAGTTGCAGATCAAGCAGCAGGAGATGGCCAGCAAGCAGGGTGAGAACCCGGCGGTTGCAGCGGCGCGGGCGCAGCAAGACATGGAGGCCAAGCGTATGGCCCAGGGGTTGATGGCCGCGCAGAAGCAGCAGGAGTTGCGCCACAAAGACATGGCCCACCAGCAGAAGTTAACTCACGCTGAGCAGATGGCGCGGCAAAAAGCGGCTCTTGCAGCGCAGAACCCACAACCGAGGAAGATTGAATGACAGAAATAGAGTTTCTTAAGAAGCAAAACGATGAGTTCCGCCAGCAGGCGGTAGACAGGCTTTGTACGGGCGCAGCCAAAGACTACGCCGAGTACCGAGAGTTGGTGGGGGTGATTCGAGGTCTTGACCACGCCAACTTAACACTTCAAGACTTCGCTAAACGAATGGAGCAATTAGACAATGAGTGAAATCCTCGTAAGCCAAGACGGTGCAACATCAACTGTCCTTCCCGAAACGGCTGAAGAGAAAGCACGGCAGGTACCCGACCCCGCCACCTTCCATCTTCTGTGTGTTTTACCTGAAATCGATGAGTCCTATGACAGCGGCATAGTGAAAGCTAGTCAGACGCTGCACTACGAGGAGGTCCTCTCCCCCGTGCTGTATGTCGTCAAGATGGGACCTGATGCGTACAAAGATGAAAAGCGTTTCCCCAGTGGTGCGTCATGCAAGACAGGGGACTTTGTGTTGGTTAGACCCAACACCGGTACACGGATCAAGATTCACGGCAAAGAGTTCCGCATCATCAACGATGACTCGGTCGAAGCTGTGGTTCAAGACCCGCGTGGTATTTCCCGTGCATAAGGAGTAACTCATGGCTGAATTTGAAAAAACTACGTTCGAGTTTCCGGACGAAAAAGAAGAGGCTGAAGCCAAAGCAGCGAAGGACTTGGAAGAGTCTGGAGTTGCTCTAGCTGAGTCTGAGATAGAGATTGTTGACGATACGCCAGAGGGGGATAGGGGTCGCAAGCCGCTGGACACCCCTCCCGAGGCAGTAACGGAAGAAGAACTGTCTAAATATAGCGACAAACGGCTCAAGGAGCGTTTGGCCCATCTGGGGCGTGGCTATCACGATGAACGCCGGGCAAAAGAAGCGGCTAACCGTGAAAAAGAAGAGGCTTTGCGGTTGGCGCAGACGGTCGTAGATGAGAATAAAAAGCTCAAAGGATCGTTAAATACTAACCAAGAAGCACTACTTGAGCAGGCAAAACGGGTGGTTGCCAACGAAGTTGAGACCGCCAAGCGTGCCTACAAGGAAGCATATGAGTCAGGGGACTCTGACAGGCTTGTGGAAGCCCAGGAGAACCTAACTACTGCCAAAATTCGTGCGGACAGGGTAAGTAATTTCAAAGCTACCCCTTTACAAACGGACGAGGTTGATGTACAAACCAAACAACTCACGCGGGAAGCACCGTCTGATCCTAAAGTGGAAGCTTGGCAAACCAGGAATCCATGGTTTGGAAAAGACCGGCTAATGACCAGCTATGCTCTCGCGTTGCATGAAAAGCTGGTTTTGGAAGATGGTGTTGACCCTACTTCGGATGAGTACTACAAGAAACTCAACGGAGAGATTCGCCAAAGGTTCTCGGATAAATTTGCGTCTGATGATCCCGCTGAAGCTAACTCTTCTCAGCGCCCGAAAGCAAATGTTGTTGCACCCGCAACGCGCAGCACTGCATCCAAAAAAATCGTGCTAAGCCCGTCGCAGGTGAATATCGCCAAGCGGCTTGGAATTCCTTTGGAACTCTATGCTCGTAAGGTTGCGGAAGAAATGAGGAAATAACCATGGCAGAACAGAACAAACTTAATCGTGAACTTGAATCTCGTGCTCGCGAAGTGCGTCCAGTGACCAAATGGGCACCCGCTGAACTTCTACCCGAAGTTGACGAAGAGCCGGGCTACGCGTTCCGCTGGATTCGTACCAGCATGATGGGCCAAGCTGATGCCAAGAATGTATCTTCAAAATTCCGCGAGGGCTGGGAGCCTGTAAAGGCTTCGGATCACCCTGAGGCGCAGCTTTTTGCCGAACCCAATAGTCGGTACAAAGATGCGATCGAAGTAGGTGGACTCATCCTCTGTAAAACCCCGGTGGAGTTTGTCGGTCAGCGTAGTGAGTATTTCCAAAAAATTACTGACTCGCAAATTGATTCGGTAGACAACACCTACATGCGCGAGAGCGATGCCCGTATGCCGCTGTTCAATGAGCGCCGCTCAACAGTGACTAAGGGACGAGCTTTCGGTTCTGGTTCTTAATCTTTAGGAGTCTTTCAATGGCTTACCCCACTGTCTCCGCACCATATGGCCTAAAGCCTGTCAATTCAATTGATGGCAAGCCTTACGCCGGTGCTTTTCGACAGATTCCCGTTGCTGCTTCTTTTGCTACCGCCATCTTCTTTGGAGATACGGTTCAAATCGACAGCACCGGCTATCTGGTTCTCTCAACTACCACCAACTCCGGTGCGATTGTTGGCGTTTGTGTCGGCGGTCAATATGTGAACTCCAGCGGTCAAACCGTTGAAGGTCAGTATTTGCCTGCCTCTATCAGCACCTCGACCAACCCCGCTTATGCGTATGTGGTTGATGACCAGCAAGCACTTTTCAAAGTGGCTGTTGTGTCTTCTGGCACTACCATGAGTTCCGCAGGTCGTACCGTTGTCGGCACTAACTTGGCTTTGGTTCTCAACGCTGGCAGCACTACCACTGGTAATTCTGCTTTTGCTGTGACCCTGACCGGTGCTGGTACGACCGCTACCATCCCAATCCGTGTGATCGACGTTGTGCCTGAGACCGCCACTGCTGCCGACACTTACACTGAACTCTTGGTGAAGATCAACACTCACCAATACAACAACACCACTGGTGTTTAAGGAGTAAGAAATGGCAATTTCACGCGCACAACTACTTAAAGAACTGCTCCCCGGCCTGAACGCTTTGTTTGGCTTGCAGTATGCGACCTACCCTGAAGAGCACAAAGAAATCTACGAAACCGAGACTTCTGAGCGTTCCTTCGAGGAAGAGACCAAACTTTCTGGCTTCTCTGCCGCACCGGTCAAGAACGAAGGTTCTGCGATCCAGTACGACAACGCTCAGGAAGCATGGACTGCTCGCTACAACCACGAAACCATCGCTATGGGCTTCTCCATCACGGAAGAAGCAGTGGAAGACAACTTGTATGACTCGTTGTCCAGCCGCTACACCAAATCGCTGGCTCGCGGTATGGCTTACACCAAACAGGTCAAAGCTGCCTACGTGCTGAACCAAGCGTTCAACACCACGGTGACTTACGGTGACGGCGTGAGCTTGTGCTCTACCGCCCACCCGTTGATCTCTGGTGGAACCAACAGCAACCGCCCGGCTACCGCCGCTGACTTGAATGAGACTTCGTTGGAAAACGCAGTTATTCAGATCGCTGCATGGACGGACGAGCGTGGCCTGTTGATCGCAGCCAAGCCCAAGAAGTTGATTGTTCCTCCTGCTCTGATGTTCGTTGCAACTCGTCTCCTGGAGACCGAATTGCGTGTTGGCACGACCGACAACGACATCAACGCGTTGAAGAACAACGGCTCTATCCCCCAGGGCTACTGTGTCAACCACTACCTGACGGACACCAATGCGTGGTTCCTGTCTACTGACGTGCCTAACGGGCTAAAGCACTTTGTGCGTATGCCCCTGGACACAAAAATGGATGGAGACTTCGACACCGGAAACGTCCGCTATAAAGCTCGTGAGCGTTATAGCTTCGGCGTGTCAGACCCCTTAGGTATCTTCGGGTCCCCTGGCGCTTGATAATAATTGGGTCGAAAGACTTAATTTGAGGGCCCTTCGGGGCCCTTTTTTATTTCTGGATTTTTCGTGTACATTACCTGTTACTAAACGACCAGGGCCAAAATGGACATCTCAAACCTACCCAAAACCCGCGCAGATGCAAAAGCTTCTGGAGCTACTCATTACTTCACGGGGGAACCATGCAAGCATGGGCACATTGCCCCGCGCAAAACAAAAGGGGCGTGTATTGAGTGTCTCAAAGTTGAATGGCGGCAAGCAACAGAGACGCGGGCTGAATATTTTCGGGCATACAACAAACTAGAAGCTGTAAAAGATCGAAAAAACGCGTGGTACCAAGACAACCGAGATCAAGTTATAGCCGCAGCTAAAACAACACCGCTGGACAAAAAAGCGCAATACAAACGGGATTGGAAGGAACGCAATACTGTGTGGGTTCGAGCCGACACCAAAGCCCGTAGGCGCAAGCACCGCAAAGCCGTACCTCCATGGGCTACAAACAAGCATAAAGCAGAGATACGGCAGCTTTACCAGATCGCCATAACTATGACCCGCACAACTGGAGAGCAGTATGTGGTCGACCACATATATCCTTTGCGCTCGGACGTTGTTTGTGGATTGCATATACCCTGGAATCTTCGGGTCATCACCCAACAAGAAAATTCACGCAAATCAAATTCTTTACCCCCGGATTCAGAAGCCCTTGCGTTCCCTCCTAACCCATGATATATTGACTGTAATCCGGGAAAACCGGTGTATCAAACAGTCCCGGCTGACTGTCATGCAAGATTGATACGCCTTAACGCATGGAGAAATTCTCATGGGATTCGCAACTCACCTTGGCCCTTGGTTGTTGGGCACTGTCCGTAACACCACCGGCACGACTGTCGGCACAATTGAAAACTGCGGTGCAACCGTTGTTTCTCAAACCTTCAAAAAGAACTACGCTGGTCAGGCTGCTTCAGCTACCACCGACACCATTTGTGTTTTGCCTGCTGGCGCACAAATCCTGGACATCAATATTGACACCACTGTTGCATTTACTGGTTCAACTGCCGCCAACGTCAGCATTGGTGACGGCACGACTGCCGCCCTGTACTGGGCCGCTACTGATGTGACTGCCGTGGGCCGTGCAGCTATTAGCAACGCAGCCGCTAAATTGGGCGCATGGTGTGGCGTGACTTCAACTGCTTCGCCTAACGGCATTGGTGTTGGCCCAACAGACGTGAAGATCGTTGCAACCATGACTCCTACCGTGGCCGCAGTGACCGCAGGTACTGTGCAGTACACCATCATGTACGTTGTTGCCGACTCTAACGGTTCGCAGTTCCCAGCATCCGCTTAATTGATCCAGGGGGCTTCGGCCCCCGCTTTTCAGGAGATTGATTATGGCAATGCAAACAGACGTTAAGTCAGCACATGTAGAGGCAACAGGCACAGTGGTATCTGGGCGCAACCGCCTCAAAGCATACCATTGCATTTCTGGCGGGACAGCAGGGGACGTTATTTTTCGGGACGGTGGTGCTTCTGGCGCAATTCGTTTGCAGTTTAATATCGGCACGGGTACACAACCAGTTGTGTTACCCATTCCCGGCGAGGGTGTTTTGTTCACCACAGACATCCACGTAACGCTTCCGGCAACGGCAAAAATTACGACGTTCTATGGCTGATAAAAGTTTCAACTTGGTGGGGCGCAAGCTGATGCTTGCGATCCCTTGTTACGATGGCAAGGTCAACATCAAGACCTGTTTTGCCATAGCGCAACTCGTCCCCAAGTTGGACAAGATGGGTGTCCAGATTCATCTGGTGCACCTGTCTGGATGCTCAATCATCACAAAGGCCCGGAACAAGCTGGTGTCCAATTTCATGGCTTCAGACTGCACTGATCTGCTGTTTGTGGACGCTGATGTGGTTATCAATGTGGACGCAGTTACCCGCCTGTTGGCCCTGTCTACAGACCGGGACGTTGTGGCTGGCACATACCCCCGCAGGGCAGCAGATGCCAAGTTTTTCCTTGACTTCTATCTGGATGAGCACAACCAGTTGGAGTTTGATGAGAACGGCCTGATGCGGGTTGAGAGCGTGGCAACGGGCTTTATGCTCATTCGCCGTCATGTGATGGAATCCATGATTGCGGCCCATCCTGAGTGGAAGTACAAGGGTGATGGGGATGGCGCAGATGAGTACGCGGTCTTTGACTTTGCTATTGTCAATGGCGAGTACATTGGGGAAGACTACCTGTTCTGCCGCAGGGCCAGAGAGCACGGGTACAAGATTTACCTCGATCCAATGATCAGCTTACCGCACATCGGCACACAAGAGTTCACCCGTAACTTTGAGCAAGACGCTTTGCAGCCACTCCTCAAGGAGCATGCAAAGCTGCACTTGAAAGTAGCAAATGGCTAAGTCACCAGCATGGACTCGCAAAGAAGGCAAATCGGAGAAGGGCGGCTTGAACGCCAAAGGCCGAGCTTCCTACAACAAAGCCAATCCCGGCAAGCCGGGCTTGAAAGCTCCGCAGCCCGAGGGCGGCAGCAGGCGCGACTCTTTCTGTGCAAGGATGACTGGGATGAAGAAAAAGCTCACATCCGAGAAGACAGCCAAAGACCCAAACAGCCGGATTAACAAGAGCCTGCGGGCTTGGAAATGCTAAGGACATACCATGGGAAAACTAAACAAAAAAGCTCCAGAAGGTATGGAGCGTTATCGTGGTCAAGGTGAAACAAGCGCCAAGGACTTAACACCCAACCCAAAAGAACTTGTTTTAGAGTCCGCCGCTGGTGATATTGATCGCACAAACCGGGGGATGAACCCCACTGCAAAGAATGAATACAACCGTCGTATGCAGCAAGAAGCTGGCGGGCGTGGTCTCTTGCGTAACGCAGGGCGTGCAGGTGCTGTATCTATGGCTACCCAAGCAGGTTTGGCGCTTGGTGATGAGATTGAAAAACGCACGGGCGCGGGTAAAAAGTTTGTTGATAAATCTGGCCTTGGCGACGCAGTTGAGCGGGCAGTAAAACGCAGCCACGAAGGTGTCAAACTGACTCCCGAAGCTCGTGAACGCGTCATGTCTGGTGAAACTGATGACATGAAAAAAGGCGGCATGACCGCTTCCCGCCGTGCTGACGGTATTGCCCAACGGGGTAAGACCAAGGGTAGGTATCTCTAATGGAAATGGCTATCTGGAACGCTATTTTGACGGCCTTTCTGGGGCTGCTTGGTTGGAATCTGAAAGAGAAGTCCGATGAGATCAAACGCCTTCAAATTTTGATCAATAAAACGCGTGAAGAGATGCCCAAAGAGTACGTGACCAAAGTAGACTTGCACACAGACATCAATCGAATCATGGACCGGTTGGACCGGTTGGAAACCAAGATCGACATGTTTATGAAGGAGCAGCGAAGTGCCCTCTCATAGCGCAAAACAGCACAGGTTCATGGAAGCGGTGGCCCACAACCCATCGTTTGCCAAGAAGGTAGGAGTCCCACAGTCCGTGGGAAAAGAGTTCAGCAACGCCGATAAAGGCAAAACTTTTAACAGAGGTGGTGATA